AAAAGCATGGGCTAAAAGAACTTTTGATGTTTACCCAAGTGCTTATGCAAATTTAGCTGCATCGAAATACTGTAAAGATCCAAATTACGCAAAAAAAGCAAAAGGTAAAAAAGTTAAAAAAGCAAAAGGTGGCTTCGTTTCTATAAGAGGACAAGGCGCTGTCATGTCAGATAGGTTAAGGTGAGCAAAGGACAGTTACAAAGTTGGTTAGATGAAGAATGGGTCCGTATGGATTCTAAAGGTAATATTATTGGCTCTTGTGGTGGCAGAAAAAAAGCTGAGGGAAAGCCTAGATGCCTACCTAAGAAAAAGGCACAGGGCATGTCAAAAGAGGCTAGAGCAAAAATAGTACAAAGAAAAAGAAGAAAAGACCCCAACCCAAACAGAAAAGGAAAACCAATAAATGTATCAACCAAACTTAAAAAAGGAGGCGAAGTGAAATTAAGTAAAAAAGCAGATCTAAACAAAGATGGCAAGTTTTCAGAATATGAAAAAGCCAGAGGTATGGCTATACAAAAAGCTATGTCGAAACAAAACAAAGTTAAAATGAAAAAAGGTGGCTTTATTGCAAAAGGATGTGGTAAAGTTATGTCTAACAAACGAAAAGTAACAACAATTAGTTAGGAGTAAAAATGTTACGTAAAATGAGAAAAAAATTTTCACAAATAAAAAAACCAAAACCAGGGACAAAAGTTCCTAAAGTTGCCAAAATTAAGAAACCTGTTTCAGGTATTCCTAAACCTCCTTCAAGGCGACCTATTAAAAAACCTGTAAGACCAGGACTGCCCAAGAGAAAAGTATTTAAAATAGAAAAACCTTTAAATAAAAAACGTGGTATGCCAGTCATGAAGAAATCCAAAGGTGGAAAAGTTATGAAAAAATCTAAAGGTGGAATGATGATGAAGAAGTCCAAAGGTGGAATGATGATGAAGAAGTCTAAAGGTGGCATGATGATGAAAAAATCAAAAGGTGGCAAAGTCATGAAGAGGTCAAAAGGCGGTATGATTGCAGGTAATGCAAACAGAAGAAGACAAAGATTAAAATAGTTAGTGTCATATTTAATTAGCAACATTCCACACTTTAAGTGTTGGGTGCGGAGAGAGTTCACACATAATCATGAAAAATATCATGACGAGTATATACATGCTCTAGCTATAGCCGTTAACACAATTCCAGATAGATCTTTAAGTTTCCAAGTAGTTTTTACAGGGGAAGAAACTAATTGTGAAGATAATGACGAACCTAATGTTCATGGTGGTGCTATGTGGGCTAGGATGCCTATACAAGGTATTGTAGCTGATATCCCTATGGAAGATTTTCCTAAACCTATGCAAAATCATATTGCACAACCTTGGGATTGTGAATCAAGAGAACATGCAGTAATAGTTATGGACAGGGTAAGCTCTTCACCTTGGTTAGCTAAGATAGACGGCGGTTTTTATCAGGCTAAATATTTATTTACTGTAGATTACACAGGTTCTGATATTGCAGATGACTCTGCACAACACAAACAAAGTCATGTATTATATATAACTGAGGATTGCGAATGGAAAGGTAATTTGGTTGCTTTACCTAATAATAGAGTGAGAGCAACAAGTCCAGCTCTTTGGGTAACTGGCGAAGGTCCTCCTGACTTTAAACCGTCACAATGGACTCACTCAGCAGAGGGGCACGAAAGTTATCTTGATCCATCAATAACCTTTAATAACTTATATGAAGAATAATGGCATTATCAGGAAGCACAAATTTTGAACCAAACATAACAGAGTTTATAGAAGAGGCATATGAAAGGTGTGGCTTAGAATTAAGAACTGGATATGATTTAAAAACAGGAATTCGGTCTGCTAATTTAATGCTTGCTGAGTGGGCGAATAGAGGTCTTAATCAATGGACTATAGAGACTGGAACACAAACGGTTACAGAGGGAACTGCAAGTTATAATTTAGGCACAGACGTAATTGATATACTTGATGTCGTAGTAAGAAGAACAGATGGCTCTACCACGACAGATATTAATATGGATAGAATATCTAGGTCTGAATATTTCAACATACCAAACAAAGCAACAAAATCTAGACCCTCACAGTTTTTTCTTGATAAACAAAACAATCCTGTTTTATTTTTATACCCAACTCCAGAGAACTCTACTGATGTAATAAGGTTTAGTAAATTAACAAGAATGGATGACGCAGACAACGCTAGAAATACTATGGACATACCTTTTCGTTTTTTTCCCTGTTTCGTTGCTGGATTAGCATATTATATAAGCATGAAAAGAAGTCCCGATAGAACTGACCAATTAAAATTAATTTATGAGGAAGAGTTTAGGCGTGCTGCAGATCAAGATGAAGATAGAGCATCATTTAAAATAAGGCCTTTTTCAAGAGGGGCTTATTAATGACATATGCGGTAGGTAAATTTGCTTTAGCCCATTGCGATAGATGTGGTTTTCGGTATAAACTATTAGAACTTCGTAAAGAATGGAACGGCCTCAAAACTTGTCCTGAGTGCTACGAAGAAAAACACCCACAATTAGAACCACCTACACATGTTGCAGATGCAGAAGCTTTATATGACCCTCGTCCTGATAATGACAAAGAAAATACTCCTGGCCGAGTATTCACGAATACTGATACCATTGGCTCAAACTTTGACGGCTTTTCTGCGACTTCTGGTTTAGGAAGTGTTACTATTACTACATCATGACTTTAACAGAATTAAAAACATTAATTCAAAATTTTTGTGAATCTACAGAAACAACTTTTGTAAATACTTTGGACGACATTATAAAAAATGCTGAAGAGAGAATGTTTGAAGAAGTGCAGTTTGATTTTTTTAAAAAAAATGTTTCTGGAAACGTAACAGCAGGTAGCCGATTTTTAACTTGTCCTAGTGATTTTATTTTACCTTTTAGTTTGGCTGTAATAGATTCAAACAGCGATTATCACTACCTAGATAAAAAACATCCAAGTTTTATGCAAGAGTATGCAGAGGACATATCAGACACTAGCATAAGAGGACTGCCTCTTTATTATGGTCAATATGACAAAGAATTATCTACAGGATCTGATAATGGCTCTACTTTAATTTTAGCGCCTGTACCAGACAACAGTTATAGTGTAGAGCTATCGTACCTTTACAAACCTAATTCTTTAGTTACAGACACAACTGGCACATGGCTTTCGACAAATGCTAGAAACGGCTTACTTTATGCTTCTTTAGTAGAGGCTTACACATTTTTAAAAGGTGAGCCTGACTTATTACAACTTTATGAGGGCAGATATAACCAAGAAATACAGAGACTAAAAAATAGAGCAGAGGCTAGAAGCAGACAAGACGAATATAGATTTGATGCCTTAAGAAAACAAGTCAATTGAAAAAGGAGAGATTATGGAAAAAAATTTTGTACCACGTAAGTACGCTTGGAATTTATTAAAAGATTATTTTTTAAAATGTATCGAAAATGATCAAGACCCAGAATTAGAAAATGTCGTAACACAAATGCGTGAATGGGAGAGCGAGCATGAAGCGTCAGAAACCAATTAAAAGTTTACAAAATTCAGCTGTAGCCATAGTGGGCTTAGGCAACAGTTGGTACGAGTTTAACATTGCAAAAACTCATGGTGTTAACTTTGATGAAGTTTGGGCTATAAATGCAGTAGGTAGCGTTATATTTCACGATAGGATATTTATGATGGATCCTGCTTCTAGATTTTTGGACACAACAGACGCTGCCGGTCAAACAGATTGCATGAGAAAAATGTTAGTAGAACATAAAGGACCAATATATACGTGTGAGTTAGATGAAAGGTGTCCTGGTCTAGTTGAATACCCTGTAGCAGAAGTAGTCCAAGATACACAAAGCTGGTATCTAAACAATACTGTTGCATATGCTGTTGCTTTTGCTTATTGGAATGATGTTAGAAAAATATCTTTGTTTGGCGTGGATTTTACTTACAAATCGAATCCTGGATATGCAGAGGCTGGTAGAGGTTGCGTAGAGTTTTGGTTGGCTAAATGTTTAGACAAAGGCATACAAGTAGATGTGGCACAAAGCTCTAGTTTATTAGATGCAAATATACCTTCAGAAGATAAACTTTATGGATATCATAGATTAGAAGATCCTATGGTTATAGGGTTAGACAGTCATGGCAATCCACATGTAAAGAAGGTCAGCGAGGTAGAAATGCCAGAAACAAAAAAAGAGGGTGGTTTATTAGATAGATACGACTCGCACAAAAAAGGTCCACCAGAACCAAATAAATATTAATTATGTTTAACTATAAATATTGTTTATGAATCAAAATGGAGAACCTAAATTAGGTGAAATAAAAGTTGTAACATCTAGTAATGGTGGACACTCACCAGAGTTCTGGGCAGAAGAATTAACAAATAAAATAGTTAGTTACTCAAAAAATCAAGAACCTCATATAGCACAACAAGCAGAG